AAACAGATGAATTGATTATCGCTGCGATGAATAATGCAACACAATATGTTGGTGATTATTCAACAGGATTAACCAAGACATTAATTATGTCAGCATTGGAAACATTGAATGCCAATGATGTTCCAGACGATGGTCGCAGATTTGCTGTTGTTGGGGTGCATCAATGGAATGAATTATTAAAAATATCTGAATTTGTTTCTGCTGATTATGTTGGAAATGCAACACCATTGGTTGATGGTTGTGAATCTAGAAAATGGTTAGGTGTTAATTGGATTTTGTGTAATGCATTGCCATTGGCAAATACAGATGATCGTGATTGTTTTATATATCACGCATCCAGTATTGGTCATGCATGTGGTCAAGAAGTTAAAACAGATATTACATGGCATGGTGAACGTGCTGCGCACTTTATCAGTAACAGTATGTCACAGGGTGCTGTTTTAATTGATGCCGAAGGAATCGTTCGTATTAAATGCGATGATGATGCGGCTTAACATTTTATAACCAAAAGGAAACAAAATGGCTTTTCAAAACAAGAATTTATCTGTGATTGCGTATGCAAATGGTTTTACTTTGTGGCATTACAAAGAAAATGCAACATTGGCTGCTATTACTGCTTCGGGATATTTTGCCAGTGTAAAGACTTTGATGAACACCGGAGACATTATTTTAATTAATGGATCAAATGGAACAACTATTAAAGTAATCAGTATTTCCGAAGGTGTTATCACTGTTGGTGCGTTATCTTAAAATGTTTTGTTTGTTCATATAACGGGTCGTATTCAACGGCCCGTTTTTATATAAAGGGTGTAAGTATGTTTACAAAAATAGATTTATGTTCAATGGCTTTGTTAAAATTGGGCGAAAAACCAATTCAATCATTGGGTGAAGATACAGCCGCTGCACATCTGGCACAACTGTTGTTTAATCCGATTGTAGATACATTGTTATCTATGTTTCCATGGAGATTTGCAACACAAAATATTGTGTTAATAAGAAATTCAGATGGTGAATTTATAATCCCATCAAATGTTTTGCGGGTGTTAAAATGGTCTGGAAAAATAATCGGAAATAAAATAGAAAATAATACCGATACATTGGAAATAACAGCAATAGTTAAAACAGAACCAGAAATGTTTCCTGGGTATTTTGCAACATTGGTAGCCAGTAAAATGGCAATGGAATTTTGTATTCCATTGACTGGTGATACAAATCTTTTTCGTATGATGACATCTGTTTATGAATCAGAATATCAATCTGCAAAATTCATAGACAGCACATCGTCAAATCAACCTGGGATAAATGATTTTTCTTTGATTAATGTCAGATTTTAACCAAAAGGATTACATTCATGGGAGATTTTCTTAAAACACAAAATATTTTTTCCAGTGGTGAAATTGCCCCGGAATTTTATGCCGTAAATAATATTCATGGTGTGTCCGCATTAGAAAATATGGATGTTTTACAATCTGGCGGATTAAAGCGTAGGGCCGGATTAATAATTCAATATTAGTTCCTTTTGTAATCAATGAATCAGAAAAATATTTATTGGTTATATATGAAAGTTCAATAGATGTTTATTATAATGATACAAAAGTAACTACGCTTGTTGCACCATGGCACAGTGCGGATTTAAGCAAATTACAATATGCACAAAGATTTAATACTTTGTTTTTTGTACACCCAGATTACAGTCCGCGACTGCTGACCAAAAACACATCTGGTTTTGCATTGTCGTTATTTTATTTTTATCAAAACGCGGACGCCAGCATCAATGAACCTTTTGTGCGGTTTGATGATACAAAAAATATTTCTATAACTATCAGTACCAGTACCATAGATAACAATCATGCAACGTTTACAGCCAGTTCAGATTTATGGGATAATACATGGATATACACCAGATTATTGGTTAATAATAAACAGTGGATAGTGGAATCAGTACAAAATGCTCGTGTTGCCACAGTTTATACAAATGGCGGTTATTCGTTGCCTGACATACCATTAATGGATTGGTGGGAATCCGCGTTCAGTGATAAACGTGGTTGGCCAATTTCAGTGTCTTTCCATCAAAATAGATTGATTTTTGGCGGAACAATGCTGTTGCCCAATAATATTTGGATGTCTAAAGTTGGCGAATATAATAATTTTGATGTTGGTTCTGGGTTAGACGATGAAGCAATTTTTACAACATTATTGTCTGCACAACATCATCAAATATCTACAATAGTCAGTTCTGATACATTACAAATATTAACTTCTGTTGGGGAATGGGCAATATCTAATTCACCATTAACACCATCTAATGTAGATATAAAACAACACACATCAGTCGGCAGTGTTATAAACAAATATTTACCACCGCAACAAATAGAAGGTGCAACCGTGTTTATATCAAAATCAGGTCTGGATATTCGTGAATTGGATTTAGATACATTGAATAATAAATATAATGCCACTGATTTATGTGTTTTTTCTAAACATTTGATGAAGAATCCTGTCAGTGTCGCATATAATAAAATGCGTCATCAATTATATGTTGTGATGGATGATGGATATATTGCTGTGTTAAACAAATATATAAATACAGAAATTGCAGCATGGGGAAAATATACAACAGATGGTTTGTTCAAATATGTGGCTGTTATTGATGATGAAACATATGTTATCGTAAAACGTGGCAATGTGTCATATTTAGAAAAATTTGATGATTCGTGTTTGGATGATGCAGGTCAATATGATTTTTCATATAAAATATCTGGATTCCCAATATTTATAAATGGACACAATCCAAAAAAATTACGTGCACGAAAAATATCTTTGCGTGTGATGGATACGAAAACATTGTTTGTGAACAATTATCGTATGGAAATACCTAATTCAGAATACGATGTGAACAATAATGGATATAGTGGCGATTTATCAATGAATTTATTAGGTTTTCAATATGATACGATGCAACCATTATGGACTGTATCCAGTAATGAACAATTACCTGCGACTGTGTTGTCTGTGACAATAGACGGTTGGTATTCAATATAAAATTCAACAAAAGGAGTTTATTTATGGGACAATTAGTATCAGATGTAAGTAAAATTTTAGATTATAATAATTCAAAGAAAAATGAGGAAAATCAGCGTCAAAAAATACTTAAACAAATTGCATCAGATGAACAATCTAAAACAAATTTGATAAAGAAAGTATTAGCAACGCAACGTGCAAAATATGGTGCAAATGGAAATACAGGCAACAGTTTTTCTGAAGATGCTGTGTTAAAAAGATTACGCGCAGAAACTGCACAACCATACGAAGAAAAGAAACAAGAAAATATGGAAAAAATTAAAAAAAGTAAAGTAAAAAAACCTAATTTAGTAAAAATATGGTTGTCAAAGATAGATGATATTGCTGGATAAAAAATAATGACCAACACAGATGCGTTTGATTTTTTAGATGCGTGGAACAAAGTTATTGGATTACAAACACCATCGCATCATAAAAAAATAATGCAATTTTTGGTTGATGTTTTTAATCAAGAACCACATCGTGGATTGTTAAATGCGTTCAGACATTCAGGAAAATCAACTGTCGTTGGAATATTTTCAGCATGCGTTTTATATCATAAACCAAACACCAGAATATTAATATTATCTGCGGAATCTGGTTTGGCATCCAGAATGGTTTTTCATATAAAAAATATATTGGAAAACCATCCCTGGTGTACAGATTTATTGCCTGATGTAAAAAAAGAGTGGGGCAGTCATAAAATAACAATAAAACGTCCAATTGGAATACGTGAACCATCGGTTATTTGTCAGGGAATTACCGGGAATATAACAGGTATGAGATCCGATTTAGTAATATGTGATGATGTAGAAGTACCGAATACGTGCAACACAGTACAAAAGCAAATCAGTTTACGTGAAAGATTGCGGGAATTAGATTTTATATTGTCACCAAACGGAACGATGATTTATATCGGGACACCGCACACCCAAAATACAATATATAAAACAGAATAATTAATTCAAAGACGAAACAAAAGTGCGTAATTTATCTAATACTTTTTTACCACTGTCACCAAACATCGGTAAATAAGTTTCAAATTCTGGCATGTCCGCTTGGATTTGTGCACGATTGCGTTCGGTTAATGTTTCTGATAA